CTAAAAAGATGTCTAGCCGTGAGTTCTCTCTTGTTTTCGTCATAGATGTCACTCATTCCTTTTAGATCAACTTTGTGACCTAACATATCTTCTAAACCTCTTTCGAAGTTCGCTAGAACTCCGTCCATGTCTAAGAATATTTTCGTTATTTTTTTATCATTTTCCATACTGTAATTATATCAAAAGTGTACCCGCGGTATCAATCATATTTGAATTCAGATTGTTTCTCTGAACTAATTCTTTTACCTGTAGTTGTTTGATCCATTACTGGTCCAATATCAACTAATTCATCTTGTGCTGATTGTTCACAATCATATAGTCTCATCTTCGCTCTATCTACACCCAATACAAATCTCTTATGAAACCCAGGATCATTGTATCGATTCTTCAACTGTTTGACCATAACTTGATCAAGTTCTTGCATATCTTCTGTAGATATCAAAGCGAACATGAAGTCTGCCGTTGCAGGTAATCCGAATGATTCAGAAGTATCTTCAAGACCTACATCTGTAGATACAAAACCTGTTCTGTTTGTTTGTGTTGCCGACATAATCGGAACATCAAACTCAACTGCTAACCCTCTGAGTTCTTCTGCTATACTCTTAACATAAGTGTAAGTATTAACATTACTACCAGGTCTAACTCTGAATGATGCACATATATTCAAGTAATCAATAAAAATAACATCAGGTTTGAAGTCTCTCTTTAAATCAAGTTCTTGTAATAAATGTCTGAAATGACCACTATGAGCTGTTGCAGTCGGATACTCTTTGATGATCAATTTACCTTTAGTCTTTTCTCTGACTCTAGTAATCTTTTTCTCATACATCATCTTCGGTAAATCTTGTAGATCATTCAAAGAGATATCTAGTAGATTCGCGTCAATTCTTTCAGCGATCTTTTCTTCTGCCATTTCCATTGTGATATACAGTACATCTTTACCTTGAAGTAAAGACGCTGATGCACAATGACACATGAATAAAGATTTACCAACACCAGTACCTGCCATACAGATATTCAATGTCTTGTTCGGAAGACCACCTTTAGTGATCTTATTCATCAAGTCTAAGTCAAAAGGTATTCTTTCTTCTTCTCTGTGCATGAACTCATAACGATCATCCCAATCGTCAAGAAAATCATGACCTACATTACTGTCAAAAGAAACAGACAACGCTTCTCTGAGTATATCAGGTATCTCACCTTGTTGTCCTTCTTTGTCTTGAATGATTGAGATAGAACTCATTACACCATTGTATACTGCTCTATCTTTACACCATTTCTCTGTTGAATCAATCAACCATTCATCAGGTGTCTCTGTCGTGTCTTGTTTAATCTCACGAATCAGAACCATAGTATCTGATATTAGTTGCTGATCTACACCGTCCATCTCATCAATATCAATGATGAGAGCTTCAGGTGTCGGTGGTGTCTGATATTTTAGAAAGTATTCTTTTATCTGTTTGTAAAGAAATTCTTCATCTCTTTCTTGAAAGAAATCACTCTTAATGTAAGGTAAAGTCTTTCTTATAAAAGGTTCATTCTGTATCAGATTCTTGAGTATCGTCTGTTCTAGTCTCGTTGCCATATCTAAATTCTTTCTTCGCTGCCTCGTCTAATTGATCAAGTACTTCTTGAGTAAAATACTTTTCAGGATTGTTGTTAATAGTTTTACCAAATTGTGTTGTACCATCAGGTAATTCTACTCTTGTTGATGATTGTTTAAAGATACCATACTTGATTGCTAGTTCTAGTAATCCATAGTATCTATCTAAACCTGTATCGTATGATAACATTACATCAACCATTTTGTTCTCAACTGTAAGTCTTGATTTCTCATTCTTACAATGAACAATATTTCCGATAACATCTTTCCCGTCTTTCTCTTTCTTCTTAGATAAAAAGATAATTGATGATGCAGCGTACTTAAGACCTGATCCACCACCCATTACTTTCTTCGCGAACAATCCCATTTCATCATAAGTATGATTCGTTACAATTAATGGAACACCTGCTTTACCTAACTTAAGAGTCAATACTCTAAAAGCACCTTTGACTAACTGTGCTCTTGTCATATCTTTTGTTTCAGAACCTGATGCTGTATCTTCAATCTCTTTAGTTGTTGATAACATACCAAGTGAATCAAGTACAAAACACATCTTCATGTCTGTCTTGTCTTTCATATATTGATCAAGTATTTTAATTGATTGAGTTCTGAACTCTTGAATTGTTGTTACAGGTACAATCACGATTCTAGAAGAATCAATTCCTCTCTCCTCGATCATGTCTTTTGTGATTGCACTTTCAGATTCAAAATAGATAACTGCCGAATCCGGATTATCATCTAAGAATCTTTTACACATTCCAAGTGCGAAGAATGTTTTACCTGTTGCTGATTCACCTGCTAGTGCAGTGATCTTATTACTAGGTAATCCATCATATATTGAACCAGATAATAAAGCGTTAAAGATATACGAACCTGTGTCAATATACCCACTAACATCTGCTGCTTGTACTCCGTCTTCTACAATAGAAGCGAACTCATTACCTGTTGTTTTTACTAAGTTTTTCAAATAACTCATTATTTATCTCCATAATTTACTGTCGTCTTTCTTTTCTTCTAATAGCCTTTAAACTATTATCATAGTCAATATGTTGTCTAATCTCTTTTTTCCAAGATTGTATTTCCATATAAACAAGACCCAACATGAACCATGTCACGAAATGAAAAGACAAAAAGATTAATTGAATTTCAGTCATATATCTATTATACTACCGAACCTGTATCTGTCAAGTTTTTCATATACCTACCCAAAAAATGAATCAAGTGTACTGACAGGTTCTGTTGTCCACCCGATCTTATCTAATATTACACCTAGAGGTTCGACAAAAGATTTTTGAAATTGTGTATCGTAATCAATGTATGGTTCTAGTTCAAACTCTTTAGGTAATGCTGAGACAAATGAAATAACATTCTCATTCATTATGTTTGGTAGTTTCATATAACAAAACTTAATCTTCTCACCATTCTGTATTATAGGATATTTCTTGTCTATATTATATTTATATAAAAAGTTATTATAAAGTAGTGCACCTCTCACATGAATTGGTGTACCTTTATTATATACTGACGCTGCGTTGTAATACTTTTTAATATCACTCACTCCTCGAGGAAATGAAACTTCTTCTATTGGTAATTTACTGAACTCTATCCTTGATGATTCAATAAATTCATGTACATCACTTTCAGTACCATTCATCAATGTACGAATACCTTCTTCTAGTTTCTTTCTACACCACATTGGTGTTGAAGACTTCGCTGTCTCGATACCCATCATTTTTAGTTTCGGTGTTTTGAATCTTACACCTTCTGAATCATGTACATTGAGAATATATCTTTTCTTTGCTGTCCAGATACCTTTGTCTGCTATGACTTCTCGACCCATTTCCATTTTGTTTTGATATGCATTCATGTATGACGATAGTTCTTCATAATTTGAATTGATCATTGGTTCTATTTTCTCTTTTGCAATAGTGTCAAGAAACTCTACAGGATTCTTTGGGTTCACTCTGTCAATCAAATCTTCGAATGTGACATAGATAGAATCAGTATCAATTGCTACTACATAGTCTTTATCAGTCTCAAGTAGTTTGTTCAGAAATTTGTTGACAGCTCGTTCAACCCATTTAATACTTAACTGACCTGATGTAGTAATACCCTCAGCAATCTCTCTGTTGAAGTATCTGAAATATTGATTACCCAAAGCACCATAACAACTATTAAGAGAAATCTTTCTAACCATCTGATTATTATTGTATTTGACAATCGCGTACTCACATTCTTTTCTTTTGACTGTATCATTCTTATCAATAGATTCTAGTTCTATCTGTTTTTCAATCATTTTTCTTTTGAACAAGACTCTTTGATCATACATTTCTTCTAGAAGTTCTGGTAAGAATCCTTGTTTATCAGTTCTAAACAATGCACCATTCGGTGTAACTGTCGTATTATTTAACATACTAGTATCGACTTCACCCTCTAGTAACTTCTTAACACTAATATCTTGATTGAATATTTTTCTTTGATATGTATCTGGACTCATGTTGTATTGCATGATCAAATGAGGATACAGACTATTTAAATCAAATGACATAACCCACTTATGTTGACCCACTTGTGGTTCTTTGACATAAGCACCGACAATTCTAGAATCTTGAGCTAACTTCTTCGGTGGTGGAACCATACCTCTTTTCTTTAAGAAGTTGTAGATAATTAAATCCCAATATCGAACTGACCCAAATACATCTTCGTAATTACATTTCGCTTGATAAGCCATAGTAATAACTAACTCCATAAGTTGTAGTTTGTTATCTAGTTCTTCAACAAGTTCTGTATCTCTGATATTATAATCTAAGAACTTTTGATAATCATTTCTGTAGAACAAATGCATCGCACCAAACTCTGAGTAATCAATTTTCTTCTTACCTAACTCGACTTCTGCTATGTGATCTAACCTATATGTTTCTCTAGTAATGTATGTAAACTTCTTGTACATTTCTAGATAATCAAGAATTGCAACACCAGAAATATTGTATGAGATCATTTTCTTTTGTCCCATGTACAACCATTCTCTAGATGTAATCAGTTCATGAGGTGATAACTTTTTAACTGTATCCCAATCAAATAGTTTCCAAATACGATTGACAAGATAAGCAATATCGAATGTTTCAACATTCCAACCTGTAACAATGTCAGGTTCTAGTTCGTCCCATATTCTCATGAACTCTAAGAGTAATTCTTTTTCATGTCTTGTCTTATGATAAATCACATTCGGATCATCATTCTTGTAATCAAAATTATCAATACCGATTACATGAGTTTCTTTG